GTTGTGTGGCCAAAAACGGCGCGTAAGCCACGCCGGCAAAGGCTGGGGGCTGGTTCATGCAGTTGCATAAAAACCGACACATTAAGCGTGGGGGCGTGGCGGGGACACGAGGGCGCGCGCCGGGTGCTGGGTGGGTTTTCCGGCTGTCGCTGCCCCCTGCCGGCCTACCCCTGGGCGCGGGCATGAAAAAAGCCGCCCGAGGGCGGCTGTGTGAGAGGGGTTGAAGGTTGGCCGCTACGCCTTGGCGGCCAGCGAGTAGGTGCCAAAGCGGATAACGTCCACGCCAAGCCGGTCGTTGATTTCGAGCAGCCGGGCCTGCAGCGGTGCTATCTCGTTCTCGAAGAAAACCTCCGCCGCTTTGTTGGCGTCACCGAAGCCGCCCGTGTTGCTCGGGATGATGCCCATCAGCTGCGGCGGCACCCGGTGCGCGGCAAGAATATCGTCGCGCGTCACATTCTTGATGTTGAAGAACTCATCCTTCGCGGCCACCTCGCTGATGGGGATGATCTGCATCCCGTCTTTCTTGCCGTTCGGTGCGTACATGAACAGGTTGCGGAAGTTACCCGGCCCCTTGCTGTCTTTCAGCGCATTGCGTAGTGCATCAACATCTTCCTGCTGCTGCGCGGCATCCGTCATGTACAGGATGAAGCCGGCGTGAGAGCCGTTCTGGTAGTAGCGACGGCGGAACAAGGTGGCCGACTCATTCAACCAGGCGCTATGCAGCGCGGCCAGGTAGTCGGGCAGCCCGTATACCTCCTGGTTGATATCGTGTTCCATCAGATGAATCAGCCCAGCAAGCTGTTGCTCCTGGTTGTAGGCCGGTACCCACCAGTAGGTGGCCAGATCGATACCACGCCGCACGAACTTGGCCGGTGCCGGTTCCAGCCGCGTCACCGAACCAAGCCGCGACTTGATAGGCTGCAGGTAGAGGTTACCGAATACCAGGTAGTCCATCACGAGGCGGTCAAAGTCTGAGCGGGACAGCAGCTTGTGCGGCTGGTAGGTGCTGACCAGCACCCGGCGCTTGACGGCCATCGCGCTGTAGTGGTGAACCGAAGCCCGCCAGCTGCGGGCCAAGCCTTCCCAACTGATGGGCGGTTCGTACCATTTGCCGCTGTTGATGCATTCGGCGTAGTCCATGATTTCGCGGCGGTCCAGCACCGCCACCGGGTCGCCAAAGGTAAACGCCTCCATCCTGGTGGCAGGCGAGGCGGCGTGCGTGTCGGCGTTGTGGGACAAGTCGGTAGTCATCAGCAGAACTCCATAAAGCTGGAGTTGGTCGAGGTTTCCCCCTCCAGCGGTTCGTTGTAGAGGGCGTGCATGGTTGCCCATGCGATGTCGGCATGGCTGGTTTCTTCGGAGCGGCCAGCCTGGTACGTTGCTTGACGGCCGGAAGCCGTCATCGTTTTTTTGATACTCATGAAGCTGGCCGCAATATCGGTGTGGCCGGCATCGAACTCCAAGCGACCGTGATACAGCACGTTCAGCGCCTTGAGCACCATCTTGGTTTTGAGTTCGACGTTGTAGGTAAAGGACACCGTATCCGGGCGCCACTTGCTCACCAGCTGGTAAACCGCCGAGCCAAGGCCGGTCACGTCCATGCCGATGTAGGTCACGTTGTACCGCTGGCAGGTCTGGAAAATCATGTCGGCCTGGGCTTCATAGTCCGAGCCATGAAACTGGATGCGCTCAAGAATGCGGAACTTGCCACCAGGCACCGCTGGTGGCGCCAGAACCACCAGCGCGGCTTTGTCGCCACCGCCGGACGGGTCATAACCGAGCCAAACCGGACGCGTGCCGAAGGGCCGCGGCATCAGCGGTTTCCAGTCTTCCCACAGTTCCCAGCTGTCTACCATCGCCCGCTGCAGCAGCGAAAAGCCGAACACGCTGGCGCCGTCATCAATGAACTGGCACATGAACAGCTGGGCGAATTCGTCCGGCGTGTTTTCCAGCCGCAGCTGTTCCAGGTCAAACAGATCACAGCCACCTTCCTGCGCATCCAGAATGGTGACGATCTGCCGCCACTGGCCATCACCACCACGCAAGCCAGCCGCCAGCGCGGCGTGGCTGACATCCAGCCGGACGTGCTGTTCCTTTGGCCGCCCGTGGTTGAACGCCTCGCCCGTCCATACCTTGTACGCCTCGTGACTCATGGCCGAGGGCGTCGAAAAGTAGGTCATCCGGTATTGCTTCTGGCTGGCCATACCGCTGGCCAGCTTCTTCAATTCCCGGTACCGGGGAATCCAGAAGTATTCATCCAGGTACAGGTTGCCGTGGCGGCCCTGGGCGGTGCGGCTGTTTGTCCCGAGGAACATCAGCTCCGCCGCATTGGGTAGCTTGATCACTTCCCCTTTCAGCTCAACGTCGGCCACCTCTTTAGCGAAGTCCACGATATAGCTGCGGAACTGGTGCGCCTGGGCCTTACTGGCAGAAAGGAAGATCTGATTGCGCCCGGTTTTCAGCGCATCAATGAACGCCTCGTGGGCAAAGTAGTAGGTGGCGCCGATCTGGCGTGATTTCAGGATATTGCGGATGCGTTCTTTCAGGCCGGCGCGGTACCAGTGCTTCTGGTAGTCGAACATGCGCTCCAGAAACGCGGCTTCCAGCTTTTCCTGCTGTTCCTCGCTGATGGCGTTCTTTTCCGGCTGCCGCTTCGGCCCGGCGTTGCGGCTGGCGATGGCGGGGTTCAGGTCGGACTCTTTGCCGGTCGCCCGGTATTTGCCCACCCGCGCCATGCGTTCAACCTGCCGCATCAGCAGGTCCACTTCCTTGTAGTCCCTGCCCTCCTTGCCGTCTTTCATGATCAGTTGCTGCAGGCGCGCTTCCAGCGTAGCCGCAATGCGGTCTGCCGGGTCGGCATCGTCCCATGCGTCGCGCTGTTTCCAGCTATGCACGGTGGCCGGCTTCACGCCGAGGTGTTCGGCAATGCGCGCCACCCGCCACCCCTGCCAGTAGAGGGAGCGGGCCAGCCATTTCGGGTCCTGGTCTGCACCAGGTAGTGGGGGGGTGTCTTGTCGCATGGTGCGATCTTGCACCACGTCATCCGGCCATCAGAGACAGGCAGTTTGTGAGGCAAACCGGCACAACAGCCAGCAGTTGAGCCGCCCCCGACATGGCTACAGCATGGGCGCTGTTACCGATTGCACCCCTGCACCCCATCGAGAGGAAGGCACATGGCCAAGTCGAAAAAGTTTTGCATTGCCACCGAAGGCGCCACCACGGATGGCCGCGTCATCGAGCGTAAATGGCTGGAAGAAATGGCCGCCAACTACAACCCGAAAACCTACGGCGCCCGCATCAACCTGGAACACTTCAAGGGCATTGACCCGAACGGCACGTTCAAACGCTATGGCGACGTGCTGGAACTGAGCACCGAAGAAGGCAGCGACGGCAAGCTGCGTTTGTACGCTGTCATCGACCCTACCGACGAGCTGGTAGCCCTGAGCAAAGCCCGCCAGAAGGTTTACACCTCCATGGAAATCAACCCGGATTTTGCCGACACCGGCAAGTGCTACCTGGTGGGCCTGGCCATCACCGATGACCCGGCAAGCCTGGGCACCGAAATGCTGCAATTCAGCGCCACCGCCAAAAACAGCCCGCTGGCTGCGCGCAAAACCGACCCGGACAACCTGTTCAGCGAAACCGTGGAATTCAAGCTGGAGTTGGCCGACGACGCCAGCGCCGGCCTGTTCCACAACTTCACCGAAAAAATCAAAGGTCTGCTGGGCAAGCAAAACCAGGCCACGACCGAAGGCTTCACCCAGCTGCATGGTGCCGTGACCGTCATCGCGGAAAGCCAGGGCGAGGTGCTGCAGAAGTTTGCAGCCATCGAAGGCACCCCGGCCAAAGTGGCCGAACTGCAAGCCGATCTGGCCAAGCTGCAAACCGATTTTTCCGCGCTGGTAGGCAAGCTGGATAGCGACGAGCCCGCCGGCCAATTCCGCACCCGCACCCCAGGCGGCACTGGCGAAGAAGCCCTGACCGACTGCTAACCCGCCACCACCACGAACAAAGAGAACTGACACCATGCGCAACGAAACCCGCCCGCTTTACGAAGCCTTTGCACGTCAAATCGCCCAACTGAATGGCGTCGCCAATGCGGAGAAATCCTTCACGGTATCCACGAGTGTGCAGCAGACCCTGGAAAACAAGGTTCAGCTGTCCAGTGCCTTCCTGAGCAAGATCAATGTAGTACCTGTGGAATCTCAAGAAGACGAAAAGCTGGGCCTGGGCGTGATGGGTACTATCGCAGGCCGCACCAAAACCAGCACGGGTAACCCCCGACAACCGCGTAGCGTGGCCGACCTGACGGCAGGCCGCTACCGCTGCGTGCAGACCGACTTCGATACAGCGTTCCCGTTTGCCCAGCTGGATATGTGGGCGAAGTTCAAAGACTTTCAGCAGCGTCTGCGCGACGCCATCATCAAACAGCAGGCGCTTGACCGCATCATGATCGGTTTCAACGGCACGCACATTGCCGATAACAGCGATCGCGCCACCTACCCGCTGCTGCAGGATCTCAACAAAGGCTGGCTGCAGAAATACCGCGAAGACGCCCCGGAACGCGTCATGAAGGAAGTCAAGCCGGGCTCGAACAAAGTCAAAGTCGGCAAGAGCGTGCCGAAAGATGAAGGCTACAAAACGCTGGACAGCCTGGTGTTTGATGCTGTGAACGGCCTTATCAGCGAAGTGTTTGCAGAAAACCCCGACCTGGTGGTTATCGTTGGCCGTGACCTGCTGGCCGACAAATACTTCCCGCTACTGGAAGACAGCAAAGCCACCGAACAGTTGGCCGCTGACCTGGTTATCAGCCAGAAGCGTATCGGCAACCTGCCCGCTGTCCGTGCGCCGTTCTTCCCCGCCGGCAAGATGCTGATTACCCCGCTGTCCAACCTGTCGCTGTACTACCAGGAAGGCAGCCGCCGCCGTCATCTGAAAGAAGAACCGGAATACAACCGCGTCGCCGACTACCAGTCCAGCAATGACGCCTACGTAGTGGAATGCTACGAAGCCGGCTGCCTGATTGAAAACATCGAGGTGGTACCGGAATGAGCCACGCCCGCGCCCACTTCCAGCGCGTGGTAGCGGCGGCAGCTTCGGCTGCTGCCGAACCTGGCCAACCGCTGGAAAACTGCAGCCAGTACGACCTGATGCTGCTGAAACTGGCCGAAGACCGCCGCCGCCTCAAGCTGGTGAAATCGACCGTGCAGAAAGCCGAAGTAAAGCGGCAGCTGCTGCCCGATTACGCCGCCTGGGTGGATGGTGTGCTGTCTGCCGGCAAAGGCCATCAAGACGAAGTACTGACCACCATCATGGTGTGGCGTATCGATGCCGGCGACTACGCAGGCGCCCTGGACATTGCCGCCTATGCCATCCCGCACAAGCTGACCCTGCCCGACCAGTACCAGCGCCCGCTGGCCACTGCGATTGCCGAAGAAGTGGCCGACGCAGCCAAGCGTGCCCGCGATGGCGAACAGCCATTTGACCTGGAAATCCTGCAACGCACCGCAGAGCTGACCAGCGGCGAAGACATGTTCGACCAGGTGCGCGCCAAGCTGCACAAAGAGCTGGGCCTGCTGCTGGAAGGCTTCGACAAGCCGGCAGCCCTGACCCACCTGCAGCGCGCCATGCAGTTGCACGACAAGGTCGGCGTCAAAAAGGACATCGAGCGCATTCAGCGCGACATGAAGAACTCGGGCGCTGACAGCGCCTAAACCGAGCGTACCCCGCGCACCAGGGCGGCAGGGGGCGGCGACAGCATGGCTAGTCAAAGCCCCCTCCACCGCCCGCCACACGGCGAGCCAGCATGATCTACCCCAGTAACCAGCCTGCCACCACCAGCACGCCTGCACCGGCAATCCAGTGCGGCGAGTTCTGGCCAGCCATCCCGCTGGCAGATGCCCGCGAACAGATGCGCATCGACGGCACTGTCACCGACCAGCGCCTGCGCGCTGCCCTGATCGAAGCCGCCGCCAGCGTCAATGCCGAGTTGGCCACGTGGCGCCGTGCCCATCAGGCCGCCGGCAAAACCGAGCTGGCACAGGTTGACCCGGAGCAGATCGACGGCAAAAGCGTGGCCGTGCATCGCTGGTTCCGTGCGGTGCATTGCTTTGCCGGCGCCATCCTGGCCGAGCGATACCGGGGTTTTGATAGCAGCGGCAAAGGCGACAAGCGCGCCGAGGTGGCAGACCAGTCTGCCGATGATCTGCGCCGCGATGGCCGCTGGGCTATTGCCGACCTGCAGGCCAAACCGCGCACCGTGGTGGAGCTGATCTGATGCGAATCATCACCCACCAGGGCGACACGGTAGACGCCATCTGCTACCGCCACTTCGGGCAAACACGCGGCATCACCGAACAGGTGCTGCTGCTTAACCCTGGCCTGGCCAGCTACGGCCCGGTGCTGCCGATGGGCATCACCGTGCAGCTGCCAGACCAGGTAAACACCACGCCAGCCGCCACGCAGCTGGTCAACCTTTGGGACTAAACCATGGCAGAACCCAGCATCACCTCCGCCCCACTGGCCGCCGCTGGCCTGGTGGCACTGTTCCCCGGCGTGGATGCCGGCATCGTCCTGGGCGCCTTTGCCGGTGCGGCAGTGTTCGTGCTGTCCAGCACCGACTACAAGCCGCTGCAAAAGCTGGCCTTCCTGGTGCTGGCCACCGTGGCCGGCATGTTGGCCGCACCGATGGCCGCCAGCCTGCTGGCGACCCTGCTGCCGGCATCGGTGGCAGTGCCGCAAAGCGTCGGCGCCCTGCTGGCCGCTGCGCTGTCCATCCGCCTGCTGATGCGTGCCATCAAGCAAGCCGAAACCCTGCAATTCCCGCAGAAAGGGGGTGGCCAATGATCATCACCGACGCCATCAGCCTGGGCGCCGCCCTGTTTACCGCCGCCCGCCTGCTGCTGTTCACCCGTGGCCAAGGCACGCACCGCCCGTATGCCAGCCTGCTGGCCTACGGCCTGATTGTGGCCTGCGCCGCGCTGGGCACCCTGCTGGCCACCGGCCACGCAGCGGGCACCAGTTGGCCGCAGACCCTCATCAACGTGGTGCTGGCGCTGGCGGTGGCCAGTACCGGCGGCAACGTGGTCGAGCTGTTCCGCCCCTCCGGGGGCAACCGGCAGCCCTTGGTGCTGCGCCTGCTGAGGAAAGAGCAATGGATACGCTGAAACAGGGCATGGTGGGCTACCAGGTAGCCGAGCTGCAGCAGCTGCTGAACAACCACGGCCAGCGCCTGGTAGTGGATGGTGACTTCGGCGCCAAAACCTTTGCCGCCGTGCAGGCCGTCCAGCGCCGGGCGGGTCTGGTAGTAGATGGCCGCGCCGGGCCTAAAACCCTGGCCGTGCTGCGTGGCCAGGTGGCCAAAGAAGTCGTGTTTCTGTCCGAAGCCGACCTGCAACGCGCCGCCAAGGCGCTGGGCGTAGAGCTTGCCACCGTAAAAGCGGTCAACCTGGTGGAGTCGGTAGGCTGCGGCTTTGGCGAAGATCAGCGCCCGCGCATCCTGCTGGAACGCCACGTGGCCTACAAGCGGGCAGACGCCGCCGGCATGGACAGCAAGCTGTTGGCCGCCAGCTACCCCAACCTGATCAACCCCAAGCGCGGCGGCTATGCCGGTGGCAGCCATGAGTGGAGCCGCTTTGCCAACCTGGCCAGCATCACCAGCCAGGCGGTAG